CGTTAACCACAACATCTGTTGTTAGCTTGCCCTGTGCCGCCATGTTGCGCATCTGGCCGATGCTGACCCCCATAGAGTCAGCAAGGGCTACGATAAGGCGGTTACCCTGCTCGTTTACAGAGTTGAATTCCTCACCGCGTAACGCGCCAGAGGCCAAGCCCTGAGATAGCTGAATAATGGCATTCTCAGCCTCTTGTGCCGTTGCGCCTGAAACCACAAATCCCTGATTGATAATCGTGGTTAATTTTGCCAGATCCCCAGCGCTGGTTCCGTATTGCCGGGTGGCCCTCTCTAAACGCGCATATAGGGATGCTGTTGCATCCAGGCTGCTTCTGGTTTGCTGCGTGATGTTGAAAACACGCTCAGTTACATCAGCAAGTTGTTCAGACGGGCGAAGAGAGTTGGATAATTTGTTATTAACCGTGGCCCATGCGTCAGCATATTCAGCCACCTGCTGGACAGAAAGAGCTGCGGTAAGTGCAACCGCCACACGTGACAAGCTCGACATCGAACGCTCTGTGGTATCAATGGAGCGTGATGTTTTATCAAATCCTCGTTCCATTAGATCAAGGCGCTGGTTAACGCGCTGCTGAGCGGTAAGTAGCCCGCGCACATCCATTTCAATGTCGTAATAAATACCGCCAGCGTTCTCAGCCATTTCCTTTTCTCCGGGCAATAAAAAACCCCGCCGAAGCGAGGTTTTGGGGTTGAGTTTTGTTATATTAGCCCAGCTTTTCTTCGGGCCTCTTCGAGATACTCATCATCTGTTTTTTCGGGACCGAGGTCTAAAGGCTGCTGCCTTTGCCACTCTTTTAATTTGCCGCTAAGTGCATAAATGATTTTGTCGAAGTTTTTTTGATGCCTGTGTGCACCTGTCACGTTAACGCCTAACTTCAGAGAGGAATCTATACCGACGACGCATGAGTTTTCGCCGTCGGAATTCACCACAATAGACACATTTTCACCCCATGAGAAAAGTGAAATTCCAGCACTTACGGAAACTCGGCGAAGTGTGTCATCCTTCTGTTTAATCGTCATCCCGACTTCTGGAATAGCCTCTAAAAGTTTTTCAAAGGCAACGTCAGCCGGAAATGGAAAAATTTGCTGCGTAGATTGACTGGCAAAGCTCATATCCCTATCCCCCTCAGTAAATGATGCGGCAATCGTAGCAGAGGGGGAGCGATACGACAAAACCCGCCGCAGCGCTACTTAGTAACCAACGCGATGAACAAAGGCCAAAAGGCCAACCAGCCACTTCTGATTTTCGTCCATTTTGTCAACAATCCTGTTTTCCATGGACTTCATGTCAGACCGAATGCCACGCAAATCAGCTCTTGTATCGCTAATTAGCTTCTCCTGGTTTTCAGCAACCGTCTCAATACGGGTAAGCCTGTCATGCATGTCACCACCTCCGCCACCACCCCCGCGACTATTGAATCTTGGGTAGTCAGCCAAATATGAAACATCAGGATCCCTATCTCTACTTGGCATCTTTATCACCACCCTCAATCATTTTAATACTGGCCAAACAGCGACATGATGCGTAAATCCACAGTTTCGGCACATGATCCGATACTGGTAGTGCATGATAGAAAACCTTGGACCATCCGCATCTAACTTAATGTAATCGACAAAAGATCGGGACGACGCACCATCGGGTCCTGACTGATGCACATTGCATTGAGGGATGCCAATATCCTCACTTCCGCACAAAAGGCACCTGAACACCTCTATGCCCCGCTTGAATAAAAATTCAGAAAGTAAGTCCGGAGTTACCTTCTCTAAGCGTCTTTGAAGCGTCAGTTCTAATTCTCTTTGTCTTGATTTTTCATCGTCCACGCCAGATCACCAATAATTCATGCCTCCAGGCAATCTAGCATGCTGCGAGTTTTCCCATGAACTGATCTTATATCCAGAGAGAACGACAAAACCCGCAGCAGTTCACTTAAAAAGGGCTAAACAATGCCGGGCAAGTACAACTGAACTTCATCGGCGGCCCGCTCCCGCGCTGCGTGCAGTAGCTGCTTACGTCCGCCGACTCCCCATTTCGCCATCTGGCTAGCACACTGGCTAATCGCTTTGGTTTCGGTGTTGATGATATGGTCGATTTTGTTCAGCCTGGACATGGCGCCGATCCCCAAACGGACAACGGTTCTAAATACCTCATACACTTCAATTTCGAACTCCGGCTTAATCCAGGCGGCGTAGCGAATAGCAAGTAGCTCGACGCCCCACGCGCCTGATTCAGAGCCGCCTTTTATCACCTTAAGCGGTTGATTTTGTTCCGAAGCACTTTTTAGTGCTTTGGATTGAAGCGCCTTAATGAAGCGTTTTATTTGGGCGCTTCTGAGGAATACGCTTGGGCGCTGGGACTCTGTAGCCTCCCCATTTGCCACGGCTGCTGCATGGAGGTCATTAAGGCTATAGCGCCCCTCATCGTCGACACGAACGGAGACGCCGTTCACTGATACGGTTGGATATTTCATATCGGTTTACCTTTGAGTGATGAACCTTGTCGCACAGGAAACCGGCCCACAGAAGGGCACCGACAGCCAGCCGGCATCCTCAAGGGTCATCCTGAAAGGTTCTGTGTTAAACGCGCGTGCGAGGCGCGTCAGAAGTGATTCGGCATTAGCCGTTCACGAACAAACGGATATAAAAAAGCCCCGCGGATGCGAGGCTGATATTCGGTTAGAGCTGAGGTTAATTCTTCGTGCGGCTTGTCATGGATCGCTCCTGCTCCATCATCGCCTGCCAGCGGCGATCGTCTTCGTCCATGACCGTGTCGTACTCATCGCGCGTGAAGCCGTTCTGATTGGGATATTTGGCGTTAATCATCATGGCGAATTCTGTCATCGTGAGGTTCTCAGCCTCTTCCCGGCTTATGCCAAAATGGTTGCGGGCCGCCATGATGTAGTCGGCGGCGCGGAATTCTGCGGTGGTCTCGTTCGTTTCGTAACGCTGCAGCTTGCGCACCTTTGCTTTGCCGATGATGCCGTGCATCATCAGGTTTTGCGCGACGATGACCATGCTTTTCGGCGGCATGCTGCCCGGGCGCCAGACAAAGCCACGCTTGCGTGATTTCCCCGGCTTCATCCATCCAACCAGATCGCCGATATCATCGTCACAGCAAGCTGTCAGTACCGTATGTGCGGCCATGATCGCTTTGCGTGACAGAAGCCCGCTTTGCATAAACCGCAGGACGCAATCAGGAAGGCGGCTGTACTCATCGCGGATATAGGCCTCAGCTGCGCGCTGCGCGAATGGCGTCGCCTCGTCATTGCACAGGTCATAGAATGCCTGGACAATTTCCTCTGGCTCACCGATTCGCGCCATGTTGCGAAACGACGGCCGGAAAAAGAATTCCCGGTCACCGGTACCGATAACGCATTCGCCTAATTCTTTAATCGGGGTCATAGTCGCTCCATAAACAGTATCAAGGGCGCAGAACGCCCTTTGTACTATTCACGAATGGGCTGGGGGTTAACTGATAGTGACCGTGCAGGATGCAGACGTGATCTTGACTGGTGTCGCGGAAGAATCGGTGACTTCACAGGTATAAACCCCGGCATCACCAGAAACAGCGCTGGCCTTGTTGAAGGTCGCCGTTGTTTGACCGCTGACAACCGTGCCGTCTTTCTTCCAGACGTAGGTATAAGGCGAAGTGCCACCCTCAACCACTACCGACATATTCAGTGCCGATCCGGCCGCCACGCTCTTGGTGGTCGGCAGGTTGGTGGTAAACGCCAGCGCCGGCGGAGCGACCTCAAATACCACCGTGTCTGCATCAGCCACTTTCCACTCTCCGGAGAAGGTGGAAATATCAGAGGTGCCGAAATCACCAGACCAGGAAGTGGTGTTGAAGTAGCCCATGATATAAGTGCCAGCGTCTTCACCAGTGAAGTCGAAGCGGACCCAGACTGTCGGCTGACGGCCGGCCTGCACTTCATCGAAAATATATTTCGAGATGGCAATAGCGCCGACTTCCGTCGTCTTGTCTTTCTTGCGGAACTCACCTTCTCCTGAGATGGTGAAGTCCATATTGTTGACCAGGTTCTCAACCAGCCCCTTCGTATCGTCAGCCTCAGAGGTGACGGTATTCATGGAGTAGTCAAAGCCCTTGGTGGTCATGGCGCCGAGTCGCTTCCATTCGGAAAGCGCAGGAACCGTATCAGCACAGCCAAAAGCCATGCGGAGCACGGCCACCTTACCAATCAGCTTGCCGGTGTCATTAGCGCAGCCTTGCATGTATGCCTCTCAATTAAAAAAGGCCGCCATATGGCAGCCTGATGGGTGATTATGTCGGGTTAAGCCGCCCTGGTTTCAATATCTTCGGTGTTTCTCGACAACTCCCGGCGAATTTCTGACGTGCTTTTATCACCATCCCATTTCGAGAGGTGTTCGTCGTGAGCAATGAGCCCAGCTGTCTTTGCAGCAAGACTTTCGCGGGGGTTAGCGAGGACATCCGCATACTGGTAATGTTTTCTCAGCACTTCCTGAGCAGAGGAAGCATCGAAGGGGTAAATCATGGTTACTCCCCGTATGTGCAGGATACGAGCAGCCGGGTTACTAACCGGCCCTCTTCGGTGGGGATCGGCGCCGGGACATTGCCGACAATCCGTAGCGCGCCTACGCAATCATCGGCGCCGTATTGCGCGCTGATATACTCGACAATGGCGTTTACCGCGGCGTCAGCAGCATCGGGATTGGCCTTCGAGGAGATCACATCAACCATCACATACCAGTCGCCGCCAAGGTCAAAGGTGATATCGGTACCGCCGGAAGGCCTGAACACGATGAACTGATCAGTATCTTTCCCGGTGTCGCGCCATTGCCGCCACTGGACCTTAAACCCCGCGGTAAGCCCCTCAGACACAAACAGGTCTTTTAGACGCATATACATCGGTGGTGTCATAAAAACCCCATTAAAAAAGGCCGCCGTGGCGACCTATTTTGTTATTTCCGTCCATGGTTCTCATGGTATCCATACCTTGATTCGGCTTCTTTTCTTACAGCGAAAGCCTCTTCTACGCTTTGGTATACCCCCAAGTGAACCCGTCTTCCGTTCACCTGAATGTAACTCCTGAAACCACTATTACATTTAGCCACGCCAACGCACCCGCTGGTACTAGTGATTCGTAGCTTCTGGTTTTGGCAGTTTTCGGATGAGCTGACGACTCTGAGGTTTTCGATTCTGTTATCCTGCCTATTCCCATTGACATGATCTATAAGGGAGTGAGGATATTCACCATAATATAAAGCCCAAATAATCCGGTGAGCTTTATATAATTTATTTCGCATCCCTATGTGAATGTATTGTTGATTATTGGGAGAGCCCGCTGGTTTTCCAGCAAATCGCTTATTCCATGTTGCACAGGATTGGCTTGTCATGAAGTGTTCTAAAGGCCGAGCTTTCCAATAAAGAACACCATTCTCAGCATCATAGGATAAGCACTCTCTCCAGAAATCAATAGGAATGTTATCGTTGCATTTCATATAAACCTCGTAGCAGGTTCCGTAGATGGTTGGTGCGCCAGAGCGGTCTACGTTCCGCCTTTTCGGGAGCTACCCTAGGCGCTTATAAATTATACCAAAATCAAAGCGACAATTCTTTTTTTATCACCATATCTATGGCGCCTTTCGTATCCTCAAACCCTTTGGAAAGAAATTCTTTCCTTGCTGTTGCTCGCCTAAAGTTTTGAGGAATGTTTGGGTCATGCACGTAGGTAGCATAAGACGCCGAGTAACCAACGCGCCCGGTTACCCTGGTGCCGTTAGCCATGATTTCGCGGAACTGGCTGTTGATGAGCGTCGACGTATCGATCGGGGTGTAAAGCGCTGCCTGCGCGCTGCCGATAAGCATCGCAGACTGGATTGCCCGCACGACTTTACGCCCCTGGACGTCTTTGATGATGCGATCGAGGTTGGCCTTGGCCTGGCGGATGCCGCGAACTTTAGCGCCCATAATCAGACTCCCGTAATCAGTGCGAAATCGTCCGCCAGTCGCTCGAACGTATCTGCGAACTGGACGATCTGCCGTATCTCGTCGGCCTCATCCGGCGGTGCTGCATCGGTCGAAGCGCCAATCAGGATGCAATCTCCCTCCCGCGCCGTTGCGTACTCGGTCCATATCGTGTTTTTAACAACGAGCTCCCGGCCAAGGTCACCGATTTTTGCAGAGAGACCACCCTGGTAGTCGCAGAGGATAGCGATCGGCGCTTCCCACCCGTAAGGCTGACCTCCGCCGTCGGTATCACTACCGTCAGCATCGCGTATGCGCCGCCAGATTGTCGCCGTCGCCGTGTAGGACCACGAAGCTATTGAGCTCAAAGTGAGAACCTCTCAATCTTTCGTGAAATCGCGCTTATCAATCCCGGAATTTGCTCACATCGTCCTGAGGGGCCAGTGATTTTCTCTCGGTCATAATTGATAAGATGTTCTTTCGCTTCTTCGTAGGTTTTGAGGCTAACTCCCATGAACTTCAGTCCATAGTCATTTATCCAGATGAACAGATAATTAAACCCGCCATTGTCAGTTAGCTCAAAAGCGTGAACGTCAATCAGTTCGCGAACTTGCATATGAAGCCACCCAGCCATGCTGACTTCAATATCGTAATGAATGGCACCAACGTGAATTGTTTCTGACCTATCACCGGCATCTCCATACGTGGCATCGTCGTCGATTTTCCCACCGCTGGTTTTGTCTGGCATACCCTATTCCCTCCATCGCAGCACAACAGCGCCTGTGGCGCGTATGCGGTCGCAGTTGATGAACCACTCTCCGTCGCTTTTAACGTACGCTGTCGTTTGCTGGCCGGTATCGGTGATCACCCATACCCGGGTAAACGTCCGCGGTAGCCGTTGCTGAACTGAAACCCACGCCATCAGCAGCCCCCGACCACCAAAAACAGCCCCACACTGTTACCGGCGCTGATCGGGAGTTCACTGGTGCAGCCACTGGTATCCAGTTTCGCCAGCGAGTCACGCAGCCAGGTAATGCCGTCGTCACCGTAGTCGAACGAGCGGGACGCTCCTGATGGCGCCCCCTGCGATTTTATTCGCCGGGCACCAGAAGACGTCGCCATGAGCGCAGCGGCATACATCAGAATGAGCTTTGCCGTGCATTCGTCGTATCCAGCACCATCGAGGCACGGGATAATCTTGTTCACCACGCAGAGAATCGGATCGAGCAGAGCGGCCTGGATGGAGTAACCCAATTCACCGAGGAACGCCTGCACGTCTGCCGCTGTGATTGGGTCAGCCATGGTTATTTCGCCTTCTTCGATTTGCTGGCAGATTCTTCCTGCTGCTCTGCCTGCTCTGCCTGCTCTGCCTGCTCTGCAGCGTCATTGCCCGGCGTGGCTACTTCCAGCACCTGATCGTCATCACTAATGATTTCAACCAGACCAGCGGCTACCCAACGCTTAGCGACATCGCCGCTTACCGAAACCTGCGCACCAACCTCCAGTTTCTGGAGATTGGTACCGGAAAGCAGGTTGTCTCGAACCACTTTTACCAGTGCCATAAATACCCCTTAGCTGTGCGCGTAGATAACGGATTTGCGATTGTTGATGTCGGTCTTAACCATCAGGCCCATCGCGCCCCAGGTGCGCCATACGTAATCGCTGTTATAGAACTGGCGAGGGTCAGCAACGGTACCGACAGCCTGACCGACAATCGGAGCGATAACACCGGCCGTCAGTGGAACAATCAGGATCTGGTTACCGGAAAGTTGCGCATCTTCTTTGATGGCAGCGATGCCTGAGAGCTTCAGCAGCTCTTGCAGAATGGTGTCAGACTGGTAATTGTCGCTGAAGTAGCGCTCCAGGTTTGAGGTGATCTCACCGGAAACATACCAGGTCTGCTGCGCATACTGCAGGTTGGTCAGCTTCATCACGTCGCGCAGTGCGATAGCCGCGTTGCGAATTTGCTCCGCCGTTGCGCTGGCACTGGTGAAGTCGATGTTCAGGCCGGAAGCGCTGAGATCTACAATCTGTACGCGATCATCCGCTTTGACGCCCTTCCAGGTCTTGCCATCGAAGGCGATATAGTTGCCGGCGGAATCGCGAAAACCGTTGAAGACGTAATCCACGTACTGACGACGAACATCATCAACAGAGCCGCGCTGAGCGTCAGCCAGAGAAGCCAGAGCAGACCCTTTGTTAAAAATCGGGTCACGCCACTGGAATTTGAAGCCAGAGTCGTGGATCGGAACCATCGTACCGTCGAAGGTGTACGCGCGCGCATCCAGCGCCGCACCAATCTGGCCGGACATGGAGGTATGCGCCCAGCCGCGGCCACCGGTGCGAGCGTACTCGTACACGGACTCTTCAAGACGGACAGAGCGGGACAACGGGATCAGGTCGTTAAGCAGGGTGAATTCCGTAGTTGGTTCGAATTCAGCCATCACAGTCTGGTCATAAGCGCGATACAGGCGGCGGATATCGTCGACAGCATTCGTCGCGTCCAGCACCGGTGTGTTCGCCGCATCACCACGCCAGCGGGTGCGGGATACGAAATCAGCAACGGCCTGAGCACTCATGTTACGCGCCAGTTGCAGCTCATTGAACTGCGCCTGGTTCGCTTCGAGGTTGCCCGTCTCAGTCGCGCGTCGGGTGGAAAATACAAACATTCAGTCTCTCCTTATTTGAACACGACGCGAACCAGATCGCCTGCTGCAGCGGTCAGGGACTTGTCTTCTTCGACATAGGCAAAGATGGTTTCATCTGCTGCCAGTGCTTTGATTTGGCCGTTGGCCACAGAAACCGGCTGACCTTTGGTGTAGGTGCCGGCGGCAGCGCGAACGTTGAGGAATACGCCCGGAGTTGGCTGGATGTTTACCACCCAGTCGCCGATAGCATAGGCATCGTCAACTGTTTTGCAGCGCAGATAGTCGTAGTTAGCGACGTAGAGGATCGCATCTTCGGTGCCGTCAACCGACGGAGTCGGCTTAGCTGCGCTGAAGAAAATAACGGTACCCGGCAGAAACGCTGCGGCCGCAGAACCTTCACGATTAAGTTGCGGGTTGGGGAAAATACCGCCCGCGTGAATTACGTGTTTCCCGTCTTTAGCCATTTTTTACTCCGGCATTTCGCTGAAAGAATCGTTGTTGTTGACCGGACGGAATGCACCATTCAGGCCGGTAGATGTCTGGCACTGAGCAAACAAGCCATCAAGAGCCGCGCCGTCAAGGGCATTCACTGCGAGGTCATCCAGCCCGAATTTAGCTTTTACGGCAGCGCGCTTTTCGCCTTTCTCTTTGTCAGAGTTGGCAGCAATGCCAGACTTAACGGCTGCCAAATCATCAGCGAAGGGTTTAAACCATGCCGGTGCTTCTTCGCTGTTGCTGGCCTGTTCTTTTTTCTTGGGCTTGCCGGTTGCGGGGTCGATGTCTTCTTTGCCTTCTTTCTTGGCTTCCGCTTTCTCAGCCGCCAGCTGGTTGTAAGCGTCCATCAGTTCGGCATCGGACTTGCCTTCAGTCGGCTTCCCCGCGGCTTGGAGCGCATTGATAATCAGTTCTTTCATCGGATCGTTCTCTCCGTTGGTTTTAATCTCGTACTCAATGGGTTTGCGCACGACTTCTACAGGTTCGCCGACGAACACGGCTTTGCCGTCATCATCGATGAGATACTTCTGCTTTAGGTATCTGGCGTCATCGCGGTAGATGAAGCTGTCTGGCCACACCGTTTCTGGCCATAGCCACTTATCTTCTGTGTCACCCTCACGCAGCTTGTCGCTGATGGCGCGTGAAATGTCGTCGAAAGAGAAGTTGGAGGCATTGGTGAAGAAAAATTTGGTCTTGTTGAGTAGGCCGTCGCGAGTGCAGTCGATGCCATCAGCAAGGCGAGCAACTTCGATCTGCTGCTCATGACCTTCTGAGTTGACGAAGATGCCCACGCCTTCTTCCGGAGTTCCGGCGCCAGGCTCATCGAGCAGCACCGCCACATGGTCAAACATCATGTTGGTGGCGATCTCGTTGTACTTCTTGCCCTTCGACTCACCATTAGCGGCAATGCCGGAATATAGGAGTCCGGTAGAGATATGGATGGGTTCTGAGTTGGTACCGGAGATCATCTCATCGAGGCGATTAATCAGGCGCTTGCCCTTCTCGCTTGACTCGGCGTACTGGCGGTTAACGTACATATCACCCGTCACCTTCCCACCTTCGTGGCTGACGTTCTGCAGCCATGCGCCTACGTGATATTCATTCACCGCCCGGACATCGCGAGCAGACACATGCTTGCCGTCAACCTTCGGGTGGCCAAGCGGCATCGGGTTACGCTCAAGCGTGTTGTAGGCCTTTTCGATTTCTGCTGCCGGGTACAACTTCCGGTTCATCACGATATCGTCCACAACAGGCGTGATGCCGCGAACCACGATATGTGGCTTGCCGTCGATGGTTTCAGTTGTGATGTTTGAAGCGGAGTTGACGACGGTCAGCACGTTAACGCGGTTGCGTTTCATGCTGGGTCCTCGTTATTGGATAGTTTTGTGTAGCGCTCTGACGATAGCTTTTACTTGGCGCACGTTGCCGCGACCTTGTGACTTAATGACTTTTCGATCACCTACCTGCTTCATCATCGCTTCGACGCCGCCGATCTTAACGTGCGTGCATGAGATATCGCCATGTCGCTTCGATTCGAAATATACGCCGCTCATATGGGCCTCATTTGTGAATTTCAGGCAATAAAAAAGGCCGCCGTGGCGACCTTGTCATGTTTGGTTAGTCTGGTATGTATTTACTGCCCTTGAAGGCATTTTCCTCTTTCCAGAGGGGCTGGAGATTATCCAGCGCATTAATGACCATTAGATCGGTCACCCCTTCAGCTATAAAAGCTGATATGGGCTTACGGTGGTCAATCTCCCATTCGCCCCTATTGCTCCATGTCATACCTGGCTGGAATTGAGACTGAATACACTCGCGCAGTTCATCAGAGGTGTAGCCAATCGCCATTTTCACCTTTCCGCTGTTCCAGGCGAGAGCATTATTGATTTCGTCATAAGCCTTACGGCGGAGCTTAAAGCAAGGATCGTGTCTTAAAACGTTGCTGTAGTATGCCCTGTTCTTGGCTCGCCCAACTCGACTACGCCTAGCTGCGTTTAGTCTGTTTTTCGCGGCGTCACTTAATATCTGCGGGGAATCGTTGCGATCACGTAGGGACAGGCATTCAGTACATTGCCTTGTCGACACTAACCTCGGGGCAATGTGCCCACGCTTACATGGAACTCCTGTGAAATAGTGTGTTTTCCCCAGGTTGATAGCTGTATTCTTCTTCACTCTTGATGATTTAGACTGAGGAATCCCATCTGATTTACGCATGCCACGCTTTCTTAATTCGAGGCACTTGCAGCATTGCTGGGTTGATACCAGTCGGTCAGAAACATGCCCATGCTTGCATGGAACATAACCACGATAGTGCTTTTCTCCTCTGAGTCTAGCGGCTGCTAAAGATTGCTTTTGAAGCAATTTCAGTTCATCGATATTGCTCATTTCAAACCTCACAGTAGGTTTCACAGATGATGGTGTCCGGCGCGCAGTCTGTGTTCTGCGTTTTCGGGAGCTACCCTAGCCGGACATAACCATTTTACCGCTTTACTCTCCCGGCTTCCACGCTTTGCGCTCGGCTGCGAGCTTTTCTGCCAGCCCTTCGTTAAAGAGCTTGCCGTCATCATCAAGTAAGACAGGAACTTGAGCACAATAACAATTATATCTGTTACCGTTTTCTGCATAAAAATCCCTGACTTCTTCGGTCGTATACACCTTACCGTGCCTCGCCTGGTGCCACGCCCTCGTCGTCGGTTTGAGCGCAGATAGCCACAGCAGGCCGGTATTCAGGCCAAGCCGATCCGCCGCCCAGTCCGTTTCGTTCCATTGCGCCTGGCGCAATGCGCCGACCTGCTCAGTCTGGGCAATGGTCTTGGCCTTCGACATCGAAACATCGAGACGCTTGCTGATGACGCTGGCCGTCTCTCGAGGATTCACCCCGCGCGCGACCGCATCGGTAATGATGTTGGTCAGATCGCCGCGGGAGGTGTCGCTGATGACCTTCCAGTCGCTAAATGTTGTCAGTCTGGCGGCTGCCACCTGATTAAGGTGACCAGGGCTGCTTAAAAGCTGCTGTAGCGTCGTCTGGCTGGCGTATACCTGCGACTGCTGCGAGAGGTTGTTGAAGGCCTCCAGCGTGCCGCGCTGCGCCTCTGCGGCGACGTAATCCATCGCCCAGAGGTTTTGTTCGCCGCCTTCCAGCAGGTAATCGTCGAGAATAACCTGCACCGCTTCGAGCAGGTCGGCCAGTTCCTGCGCTGACATGTCATAGATGAACTTGCCGGCGTTGACCTGGTAGAGCGTTGGCTCTGCACCGTTAACGTGACACAGGAAATGCCAGTTGTGGCTGTTAACCTCTCGCTCTCTCCCGGTCAGGCGCTGGTCAAACAGTGCTTTCACAGCACGCTTGATGCCGAGATAACGGTCCTCGATATCCCGGAACATCGCGCTGACCTGCTTCGCTGATCGAGTCGGGTCAACCTTGCTGCGCGGAACTATCGGCAGCCCCACCTTTGTCGTCTGCTCCGGTGTCATCGGCCAGTGGATCATCGGTTGTCACCTTCTCTTCTGGTTTCGGTGGTTCTTTTGGCTCCGGCAACGGATCGAGGCCTACAATCTCGCGCAGTTCGTTAGCCGTAAATGGCGGTTCGCCACCATAGAAACCCGACGTTTTTTGCACGATATCGGCCAGTTTCGAAGCGTTCTCGATTTTTTCCTTCTCGCCAGGCGCCAGCAGGTCAGTCCATGAAATGGTGACCTCACCATTTGTCGGCGGATCGATAATGCCCAGGGTCCAGAAGCGTTCCAGCAAGGCTGTGATTCGGTCAGTCAGGAAGCCGTTGCGGCGGGTATTGCGGCGAATGGCCCAGTCGGTTTTATCCTCATCGCTCGCCAGGCGCCCGGTCTGCTGTCCAAACAGGATGGTGAAAGGGATTTGCACTGATGCCGCCAGTTCGTTCGCGGTGACCTCCCACGTCGGCCCCGGGTCGCCTGGTGTCACGCTCAGAACGTGCATCTGCCCGGCCTGCATAACCGCCGCCGCATCGGTGCCGCGGTTAAGCTTGTTGACCTTATCGCCCATCGCTTCGCCGAGGTCAGCATAACCAGCTTTCTTCGCCAGATCGGACAGCGTAGCCATGTCTGTTTCTTTGCTGAACTCGACCGCGATCTGCCGGCTGGCATTTTTCAGGAAGCCCTCAGCGCCACCGCCGGAAATCTTCTCAAGGTCGAGCCCTTTGTTGTATCCGGCCTCAAGAAGCGGGATACCAGACAGAACGTTGTCATCTTCCGAGCCTTCACAGAACAGGATCACCCGACTCGGATGAACAGGCTCACCGCGAGTCGGCCCGACGAAAGCCTCGTCTCCAACCGGCTGCTCGTTGAAGTTGAACATCTTCGGCTGGCCGAAGGTCTCGGACTGGCGATCGTTATCCCATTCGGCGACCGTCAGCTGCGGCTCCCATACCGGGATAAGTTTTACCAGCGCTGACTCGCCCAGGGATTTCACCAGCCTGGTATCTACTGGATCGCTCCATGGCTTGTTATCTTTCACCTGCAGCAGCAGTGCGGAGTAACGCCCGACCATATTGCGGCGATCGGCATCCTTCACCTTCGGCCACCATTTCTTCATGAACCTGGTGACGTTCTTTTCCCACGGGTTGGTTTTCTTCGCCTCCTGGGACTCATCACCGTCAACGATTACCGGATAGTCCTGCCAGCATCCATCCAGAAGACGATGCACCACTGCGAAACCTGCGGCGTTGCGGCGGTACATGTTGTAGAAGTCATGGAAGGTAATGGTTCGCGGGTAGCCAAATTCCTGATAGAGCGTCGGGCGCTTGGTATTGCCCCCGCCGATACCGATGGCGTTAAGGTAATTCGCTCGCCGCATTTCAGTGGCGAGATTGTTCACAGCCAGTTGAAGGCCGTTATCTTGTTCGCTCACTGGCGATGCTCCTTAGAAGAATACTGTGCCGACCTGCTTGCGGTTGTTCTTCGCCACGGCAAAGTAGCGAAAGCTGTCGGCGCCGTGCGATGTGAAGTCATGAAGGGGCTTGTCTTTCCAGCAGCCGCGCTTGTCGTCCCACTCCTTGCGGTAACCTTCGAGGTGGGAAATGCCAACAGCGCACTTCTCCTCATCGAAAACGCAGGATTTGAGGATTTCACGCACCGACTCGATGCCGGTGTCGATCCCCGCTTTCGGCACAACGCGGAAGTTCATCGAATACATCCGGCCGTCAATCTCGTAGCCCTCGCGCGCCAGCTCTTTGCGAGACTTCGCATCAGCTGCAAACTCGCGGTTCTCGATGTCGTGCGGTCCCCAGTGCTCACCGTACTCATAGCCGCGGTCTTTCAGCACCTTCATGTAGTGCCGAAGCCCTTCGCCAGAGTTTTCGTAGTAGTCGATGACGTGGAACTCTTCGCCGACCTCGCGAACGAACCAGATCGCCGTGGAGTCCCCCACACCAATATCCCAGAACGTGTGAACCGGTAGATGTGAGTTGTCCGGGATTTGGCCGATCCGCTTGTTGGTGTAGAGCCAGCGGAATTGTTTGGCGTAGTACGCGCCCTCGACCGACTGCTGGAACGCCTCGGCCGGAATGGTCGGGTATTCGCGCTTCATGTCGTCGCCGAGCGTCTTTTCTTTGGCGTAATACCACGCCTTCTGCCGTTCGTTAACGACTACACCGTGTTTCGCCTCCATCTCAGCGAAGTATTCAAGCAGGCGCGCCGGCAGCGTTTCTACCGGGTCAATTGCGTACTGCGGATTCTTCCACCAGGAGAAGAAGAAAAACTTCCAGTCCAGCGCAGATAACGGCTTTCCCTGTAGTAGCGCTTTCTCTGCCGTCTGGCAGTAATCGAAGAAGTAACCCGCCCGGCCCTCTGCGGTGCTCTCGATAGTTGCGAAACAACCTGTCGATACCGCCTCAAACGCACCAGTGACGATTTCACGGGCTTTATCCGGATACTTGGCGCATATCTTTCCGAACTCGGAAACGTGCAGGTAACGCAGCGTGCCGCCACGAAATGAGGTGCTTACGTAGAGTGATCCGCCCTTCTTAAAGACCAGCTCGCCGGCTGAGTCGTTGCTCGCCGGATTGGCTGCCTTTATCTCGGCCGGCAGCTTGTCGTAGGCATATTTCACCTTTTCCCGGAACAGGCGCTTTGCGTCATTCAGCGTGTGGGCGATCAGCGCGCACTTTGCCGACTCGAACAGAGCAGCGTCGAGCTGGATGATGCACACTTCTGTGGTGAAGCCGAGCTGGCGAGCTTTCAGGATGATGTTGCGGGTGTGAATCCCCTCGAAGTATTCCCGCTGCTCCGGCGTCATTCTGAAGCGGGTCGGCTTACCTTCTTTGTCGGTGATCCAGTAAAGATTGTTCAGCCGCCAGTCTTTATCAGCTAGCAGCTTGAGATGCTCAGGCTTCATTACGCCCCCTGAGACAAGGAATCCATCAGTTCAGAGAGTTGCTTAACAGAATTGTCGCCTTCCGGCCCGTCGATGTCGTAGGCCTGGCGTTCAAGTCCGATCAGGTTCTTCAGCGCTTCGCTGAGAGCCTTCACCGCTTTCACGCGCTCTGGCATGCTGATAATCGAATGGTAAATCTCGTTCAGCTTATCCCGGCCATTCTCATCGGGAGATAGCATCAATTCGCCAAGCTTTCGCAGAGAGTCAACATCTGCGCACTCGGCGCCGAGCTCATCAAAAAGAGCGTTCGTTATCTCCCTAGCGCGCCGGATATCGCCGCGGTGCTCCATGCGTACAGCAGCAACCACCTCTGCCGTAGCCTCTATAAGTACGCGCTCAGACAATGCTGTTTCGGTGCGTACCTGCTTGCGTACCTCTGCTTTGCGTACCAGATCGTCAGCGCGTTCTTTCACCTTCGCATTCAGGTCGCGCGACCAGTCGTCACGCTTTGCTCGCTTACGGATAGCGCCTTCGCTAATGCCGTGTTGCGCTGCAATTTCACGGAGGGACATCATCCCGGCCCGGTACGCCGTCTCGATGGCCTCCCAGTCCGGTGTTGCCATGGTTCTGTTCCTGTGGTTAAAGCCATTAATAAAGCCACCCGGTTAATGAACTGCCCTCCATAAAGGTGGCCTTTGTGATATCAATTAATCTACTGAAAACACTTGTAAGCGTTATCCAATATCTGTATTTGTGAAGTAATGTCATTTTTATTCAAAGTAATGGCATGCAAGATACTTATTAATGTCGCTCCTATCATCCAGCCATGAGGTATTGCAGTGATAAACATTTTTCTGAAAATTTTCGGTTTTTTTGCCTCCATATGGTCAGGCCTAAGCAACGAGCAGAAAGATAAAATCATCAACATCCTTGTTGATGCATTTGAAGGGATTTTTCGCAAGTATTTTCGCGATAGTAAAAATGAGGTGAAGCATGGTTAAGCTTAAAGATGTGGTGCGCAATGTCATCTCTGGAGCTAATAAACAGCTTCCAGACCATTCGACAACACAATCTACTGCATCTACTGCTCTGGCAACTGAGATTTACACCAAAATCTCTTGTATAGGTCCCAGAGCGTTAGGCATTGGTGGAGATAAGCAATCTGATTTTTCCAATCAAGCTGCTGAACTGGTGACCGATGAAAAATTTCTTGACGAGCTTCAAGATAAAATTGGTAATCCTCAAGCCAATGAGAATGAGGACGAATTTATTCACAGAGCCAAAAAAGAAATGCGCAACCTGTTGAAATCTAAATTAAAGTAGATAAAACAGCTAGTCTTTGCATTCTGCTTACAATGCAATAAACGATAATAGCGGCTCTTATGGCCGCATTTACCATTTTTCTTATGGGAATGGAGAAGTGCTATCTCAATTGCATTGAGTGTTGATGTACTCCTGCAGCGTCTTCAGGGCCGTCTGATCTCGCTGGATGCCGGCTCTGATACCGAGAACGTTTCGTCCAGCAACTGCAGAGAGTTCGACGGTGGCATCATCGCCCATGCTGGGGGCGCCGGTGGTTTGGGTTGCGGCTGACACTGGACACTTGCCTTTGACGAGCACCCGACCACCACTATCAAGCTTGCGCTGCAGAGCATCATTTTTAGCTTTTTCATCGGCTAATTCCTTCGTGTATTTGGCATCGAGCGCTGCGACGTCACGCTGGCGGGTTGTCATGTCGGTGATGGTGGCGTTCGCCAGCTTCAGGTTGAGCTCTGCGTTATCGGCGCGGGTTGCTTCGTGCTCAGCCTTTTCCTTGTAATGGCTGGCAGAGATAGCCAGCGCACCAATCAGCACGACCATGAGCGCCGGCAGCCAGAACTTTTTAACCAGCGCCAGAATGGCTTCGGCTGTCATTGCGTCTTACTCTGGTTAACCAGCCGACCAACCACACCACATGCAGCGATTACCGCTGTAATGGCGCCCATCGCTCCCGGCGGGATTGCGGTCTTGAGGTCTGGAGGTAGTTCTGCCCATACCGTGGGGATAACCCCAGCCAGCACCAGTGCATGCATGGAGAACCAGCGCCATGCGCTTTTCCAGTCATCAACGAGTTTCATGAGAGAAATACCTCGCGCTCTGCCTTGCGGCGATTCGTTAACCCAGCCATTACCTTTCCGCCTGACCGGTTCCAGCTCAGGAATGCGTCAGCAGCGCCTTTCACATCACCTGCATTCAGCTTCTTCATCAGCGTTGAGGTGGATAGCGCCCGCGTACCGATGTTGTAGGCCAACGACACAAGCGCGTCGTACTGGTTCTGGGTGACGGAGACTTTGAGCATTTTGCTTACCGCCTGATCAAAGCTCACCACGCCTGTGCGCAGCAGACGATCAGCCGTTGCGTCGTCAATCTTCATTCCGGGCTTGATAGGTTTGCCGTCTACTTTCCCCGTCCAGCCGTAGCCAATCGTCCAGGGATCACCACCGGTGCCAGGGTCTGGATATGCAGTTAACCGACAACCCTCAAATCGCTTAATCAGCGCGATACCGTTATTACTGATTTGCATCTTTAATCCCCGTCAGACGTTCCCAGAAATAGGTCAACGCTACGGAGCCCATCGCGCCGCTTATCCCCGCGGTTGCCAGAATCATGTAAATGCTCAGTCCGCTTTCAATACTCACCAGGCCAGCAATAACGCCGGTAAACCCTGAAACCACCATTTGGGCAAGAGCATTGATCAAGCTCCATGTTGCTTTGCTCTGCTTCACATCTATCAGGTAGCGGACAAGTCCACCCCAGCAAGCAATGATCAGCAGAACCAGCCAGGACATCCCGGCAATGCTCTCTTTGTCTTGCATACGCTTAGCCATAGTTACCGCCTCCGATGAAAGATCGGGAAGCTGTGTGTGAGAAGGTCAGGGCCGTCGGGCTGATTTACCAACAAAGCGTCGAGGGTGGTTCCCGCGACCCTGAAAATAAAAAACCCGCTCAAGGCGGGAAGGAATACCAAGGGTAAAAGTGACGGCGCGGTAGCCGTAATGGTCCCAAGGTAGAGGGATTGGGTTGTGGTGGCCGGAGCTGAACCCGGCCTGTGTCGTTGGGCTGGACGCGCTGGTGACGAAGGAATTCAGCCCTAAACCGTTATGTCACCCACACTCGATACGTTAATTTTTCACTGCGCATCAGCCTGCGCATTCACCACAACGGAAAGAGCGCTGGCTTGGCTCGACATCAGAGGGTGGAACAGCCCTAAAATGCCCAATGCTCTTACCTGTTGTGCCCTGCAATCTGGTTCAGGGCTCTGCGCGTGTAGGGTTTCAACGTGTCGTGCGGCACGTCTCTACCCAAGAGCCCTGACCGGATCGCAGGCATAAAAAAAGCCCAAGGCGCTAACCTCGGGCTAGGTGTTCCGATAGGTCAAACGCAAATACGGCAACCTACACTAAACATATTGCTCATTTGTTCATTGAAATGCAAGCACGTTATGACTATTTTTTGCAATTTTCCTCACGCTTTCGCGATCGTTAAACGCATTTTGCAGCGGCTGGTACAGGCAGAAGAGCGCCGCGTTGATAATCTGCTTAACTTCCCGGCGGATGGTTGAAATGCTCGGGTGCTTATACTGGTTTCCGGCGCGGGTCTTCATCAGGCGAGGTTTGCTCACAGCATGCTGCCATGAAGCGATCCTTATCTCGCTTGAGTTACAGACGTAATAGGCAAAAATCACCTTCCATGCGTTCTCATCTACGTTTTTCAGGTAATGCCGGATTACGGCATCAATCAGCAACCCATCATCATCGCTGCATACAGGCCTTGATGGTGCTTGCGGTTCAACCGTGGCCATGAACTTGGCAATCATATTTATCATCGCCTTGTCTATCTTCCCTGTCTGGCACCACGCGCCCCAAAGTTGGAGCCACTGATCTATCCACTGGTGCTGTTCATTGGTTAATTCCAGTTTCATGCTGTCTCTCCCAGGGTCTGATAGATGCGAACGAAATTCTTCAAAATTCGGTAGTCAACCAGTACGGTGCCACGGTGCCGGCATAGACGCAGCTTTTGCCAGCGGTCGCGGATGCGTTCGATAACGTCACGGCTCATGCGGCCTCCTGATGGCGGGCGCGGCGCTTTTCCAGCGCGCGGGCTCTGCGGGTGAATATGGATTTGATTCGCTGCAGGTAGGGAATATCGAACCGGCGCGGCTCGTTATCAGCCTCAAGGCGCTCTACGCGATCCAGGCCAATGCGTTCAATCAGGTGAATGCGATATTCAACAGCGTTGCCGCTCAACTGCCGGTTGCAGCGGGTGCAGGCGGAGTGGACATTGAACACGTTGAATTTCAGGTGCGACGCCGCACCACGGGAACGGTAATGACTGGCGTCAATTGCGCTGCCGGTCAGGTAGTTGCTCTTACCAATAAGCGGGTTTCCGCAGCTCACGCAGGGCTTACCTTCATCACGAATGCGAATATACCGGTTAAAGGCTGACTGAGCCTCTTTATCCCATTGGGCCTTTGTCTTGAATGACTCTCGCTTGGCCCGGCGACGCTGGCGACCTTCCTTTTCGGATTCGCGCTGGCGCTTCACCGCCCTGGCCTTCGCCGCCTCCCGGGCTTTTGCTGTCTGTTTTTTGCCGATCGCGCTGGCGCATTCAAAACTGCATACCACCTGCCCTTCCCGGGCAGGATGGAACCATTCGCGGCAGTGGGCGCATTTACGGCGTGCTGGTTTACGCATGTGGCCTCCGTGCTCTCAGGCGTAGCCACTTCTTATCGACCAGGCGGGCGGTGTAGTCTTTCAGGGTCGGGATGTCTGAAGGCTTAACTTCGACCTTGCGCTTGCGGCGCGCCGGCACGCGGAAGATGCCGCGTTCCATTACTTTGGCGAGAAGGCTGCTCATCAGGCCTCCTGCTTTTGCTGCAGTTGCTGATATTCGCAACCGTGTGGAATGGTGAGAGCCAGACCAAACTGAGCGCACCAGGCCTCTACTTTGGTCAGGAAGATGTGCATTTCGCCGGTATCAAGATCGGAGGTATGCCGGGGCTCCCAGGTTGTGGTTTTCTCACCGGTGATGAAGTCGGTGTATGTCACCTCTTCACAGCCGAGATAGGTCTTTTTGAGGTTGCGCTTAACCCACTCAGGAGTTGCGTCGGTACGTCCGGATTTAATCAGGTATTCGCTGATTTCCGCGTACCACATGTGACTAAGTGCGTTCTGGCTCAGGCTGCGTTTTTCGCGCCACTCTTTGACCTGCAGGCGCAGGCATTTCCCGTCAGAGAGCTGCTCCTGAAGAATCTTGCCTATAGCGCTGAAGTTGCCGCTGTGCAGCTTGATGCCGCATTGAGGGATGTTCACGCTTCACCTCCGCAGAGGCTAAACGCTGAATGCAGAAAATCGCCGGTGGCCTTCGCCATCGGTGACAGGTTTTGCTGTACGGTTTTGTGCGCCATGTGTCCCCACTTGGCGCCGGTCATTAGTGTCAGTTGCTCAGGCTGACGAGGTAATTATCGCCCTTCCCGGGGATAAAAGCAAAATGAGCATAGGCGAGAAAATCGCTATTTCTTGGCGTTCTGCTCTGCCATTTCCAGATAGCGCGGATCGGATGCACGGGGGAGCTGGACGCTCTGCTCTCGATAGAAGCGGACGCGCTCCATGAAATACTCGCTCAGGTGTTCTGGCTGCTCTCTGGCTACCACTTCGGCGACAACCGGCATGTTCAGGCGCTCTTTGTAGGCGACGCCGGACGCCGCGAGGTCGACGTTGACCTTGTCCTGCTCGTCTTTCGATTTGGCTGCAATGTTCCACTGTGACATAAAAATCCCCTCTGCTGTGGAGGGGATTATATAGCATCAAGTGGATGGGTGCGCGGCTTTGCATTCTGCGGGGGATTTAGGCATGCTCCCGATCCTTCTGTCGTTCGCCTTCATTGCTGAAGTCGTCGCCATCGATTGGCATCAGGTACTGCGACGGGTAAAGCGCCCAGCCATTCCCGGCCCATATAGGTGAATCACCTCCCAAGCGAGCTTTAACGTCGCCAGTTACAAGCCACGCTGGATTTTCTCCAGCATTGTTGTAGGCCGCCCTTGCGGGGATGTGAATGAACCGCGAACAGGAATTAGCTTGATGAGGCTAACACACCGTCCAACCTCTTCAGGGGTGGCGCTATCAATGATTAACGCCATGCCTCCTGCGCGTAACTCAGCCATGGCTCACCTCTACGCATTGAATATTATCTACGCTTGGCGAAACGTCACCCCAGGACCTCTTATCATCTGCAACTTTCATCGCCTTAATGGCTGCTTTGCACTGCTCCATACTCTGCATGGGAACCACCTGCATATTCGATGTATTGCTGCTGATGACGAAAATCAGGAAGATGTACGCCATCACTTCACCTCCAGGCGCCAGACGGCCTGGCCAATGCGGCTCTCGTGGGGACATTTGGATACCAGCCCCTCTTTCGCCAGTTCAATAAGCTCTTTGCGGAGGTCGGCGCTCCTCCATTCCACCCCAGGGAATTTGCGCTCCATCGCGCATCGGATATTCCAGGTAGCCATGCGGAAAGGGTATCCGCTCCCCAGTGTCGCATCCTGCAGCGCAGCAGCATCAGTCATCACCTGCATGATTTTGCTTTTTACGTCACTCACTCTTCACCTCCTGCGGTGCTGCCGGCAGTGATACATGAGACCACGACTCACCACTAACCACTCTCCTAATTGTTCTTTTGGACACGTTAAACATTTTGGCTAGCGACCCAAAAGAGGCGCCCAACCCCCTTAGCAACCTTATTTCACTTACGCTTTGGTTGTTTAGCTTTGAGTTGGCTTGCATTTCCCCTTTATATGCCGGAAGATGTGACCTGTTTCTCAGCCCTGTTTCCCACGCATGCTTTCTATTCTCCTGCGGCGTGACCCATTCAAGATTTATTAGGTGTGGGTTGGCCTTATTTCCGTCTATATGATTTACCTCGGGCTTACCATAAGGATTCGGTAGAAATGCTTCTGCAACTAGTCTATGCACCCTTGCAATTTCCCTCCTCCCATTTGAAGCATCACTCAGCCTAACAACGCAATATCCATTGGTATTAAGAAATTGTTTTAACGGTCCGCCATTAAAGCGCTGCTTAGTTCCATCCCTCCTCAAAATCACTCTTGGCAGACTAATGACATCTCCGCACTCATTAACCTGGTAAATACCTTCCCAACCAACAACTGGTAAGAAATTCATGAGTTACTCCTTAGGCGGATTTGGCAATGGCATCCAGTGGGTTATATTCTTGGCAACGAATTGGTTTGCCTGCCAAGCACCAAATATGAATGCGTAGGTAGTTACGTAACGATTATCCCAGCAAAGATACGCCCCATCATTTTCAGGCATCCGCTCGCTTACCGGAATCCATTTACCAGGCACTGCCGGCGCTGGCTGCGCGTGGCGATAGAGCTTAGTGCCAGGCTCAAAGGACTGGATAAGGCGGCGATAAGAAAGCGCATCCCCTCCATCATCGCCAACAACAATCACCGGCTCGCTGTCCGCTACCGGCTGCACTGGCGGCATATCTGGACCTTTGCGAATGGCTTTTGCCAGCTCGATGGGGTCATCGTAAAGCCAGTCTCCGGTGTCAGGGTGATTGGCTTCTGCCAGTCGAGCGGCCCACTCCAGACCGTCTTTGTGTCCCTGCAGGTAGTCGAGAGGCAAACACCCAGACTCGCTGTCCATTGCGGCCAGCCTGAATGCAGCTAGCTCCCTGATGATTAGATTACCAAAATCAATTCCCACAACAGCCTCGCCGCTACTGATTCTCTGAAGCAGTTCTCTGTTGTCGATGCTAAATTTGCTGGTCATTGTTTTATTCTCCATCGCCAATCGCCTTATTCAGCTGATCAAGGACGATATCCGTCATGATGCCTTTGCCGTTCACTTTGATGTGGGCCTGTATTTCGCTGCGCGCCGCTTTGAGTGTGCCGACGCTGACGAATACCCGGCGCTGGTTTTCTGCGTTTATCTTGCGCAGGCGCTCTAAAGCTGTTTTCTCTGCCATCACTCAGCCTCCACCTTGATGCCAGCTGACATTTTGAAGGGCAGCCGCTTAGATAGCGGAGACTTCTTCAAGCGAGAATTCTGAGGCTCATGCGCGCATTTATCGCAAAGGTGAATATTTCTACTGCCAGTGCCGACACTGAATATCGCGCCGTTTTCACAACCCTCTATCTCACATTCTTCGAATTGCCATCCATCCGGCAGCTTCACGGTGCGTGACTCCAGCTCGGCGATGCGCTCCTGCAGGTCGATAATTTCGTGAGTGCGCGGATCGATTTCGTAGCCCTGTTGCAATTCGATGATTTTGGACTGCTCCTTCTCCAGCGCATCTACCAGCGCGAGAACGTTGGCAGGGTTAGCCAGGGCGATGAACATAGCATCATGCGGGCGCTCTTTGCTGATGTGCTCACACACCATAATTTCATCGTGATGGCCTCCGCCAATACCACAACGACCGTCGTGGTATTGGAATGCTCTCCAGTTCCCCTGAGTGGCCTTCTCTGCCGCCGCTTTCAGGCTCTGCGCCAGTTCGGTGATATCAGTTTTCATGCGGCACGCTCCGTGCGGTATGTGTGGTTTTTCCAGCGGTTCTGAGCAGCGGAGTTTTTATCCTTACGACCCATTACGTGCCTACCGGAATGAACCAGGCCGACTGAGCGGCGATTGCTTACCCTCACCCATTTCCGCAGGTACCAGTGTTTCCCACCTCTGGACAGGAGCGATCTGGCTTTTCTGTTGCTCATGCTCATTTGGCCCCCTCGCGCAGCTCAACTTCCCATTCAGCCAGGGATTTTTCTGCGTACTCTCCTGACAGGCCATCGGCAGCCAAGACCGGGTCGTTAGCCAAATCTGCTTTAGCGTCAAGAATCATGCGTACCACGTCGCCAACCTCTGCCATAGGCTTATCAACAAATCCGTGATTGAAAGCAGCGGCAAGGCGGCTTGCTGCAAAGTTGATACCCTCTGCACGACCATCAGCCTTAATCCCGGCTACGATGCGATCGGTGGCGGAAAAATCCAGCTCATCGGCACATGGGATCACTTCGCCGTATATCCGCTCCATAGCTTCATCCCAGCCATAGCGGCAGGCATCGTACCGGTCAGTAATGCCACGGTCTTCCAGTCCGCACCCCATGCCTTCGTCGTGGTACTGAGGTTCGTTATCCAGGTTGGTTACGGAGTCAACGATCTGTTTCATCGCTACATTTTCCAGAGCTAACGCCACATTCTCCGCAGCCAGCTGCTGGTATGCTTTAGCCAGCTTCAGGAACTTCTGCTCTCTGATTGACAGCTCGCCTGCGCTCTCCAGGGAGGCGATGAGCTCGTTTACTGCCTGTAGTGTGATAGTCATGCTGATGTTCTCCCGTAAACAGCCAGTACCCGCTTCATCGCCGGACTGTTGCGGCACTCCTGAAATATTCCGTTGGTGCAGTTGCGCGCGGTTCCGGCCTGCTCATCGGGCTGAGCTGCTCTTCCGGTGTCGCCAGGCGATAAGTCACCGTTCGCTAGACCTTACTCACGCGCACAATCTTCCTGGCCCGCTCCAGGTCGATAGCGTTCTTCGTGATGCAGTTGATGGTAATACCACACTCTGCGGACACATCCTTCGCAGTGAAGGTCCGGTGCGTTTCGAGATAACGCAGAATTGCCTGTTTGCCTTTCATGCTGCCCCCTTGGAGCGGTAAGAATCCCAGGTGAATGAGAGCGTGCATCCGCCGCCGTCGCTCATGCGATCAAGAACGCGTTCGCCGATGAATGCAGACAACTCCTCCCTGGTCTGGTTGCTGATCAGGATGGTTGGCTTCATCCGCTCATATCGGGTGTTGATGATTTCGAACATGATCAACTTCTCGGCGTCGCTTCCGAACTGCACGCCGACCTCGTCGATAATCAGCAGATCAGGTTTCGTGAAGTAACGGATCACCTCATCCTCAGTGCGGCTTGAACCTTTCGACCAGGTTGACTTGTACTCACGTGCAATTTTCAGCGCCGTGGTAAACACTGCAGAACTCTGGTGTTCTGTGATCGCATGCCGTGCGATAGCCAGTGCCAGGTGATTCTTTCCGGTACCTGGTTTGCCGCACATCACAAGACCGCCACCCTTCTGCAAACGCTCTGGCCAACGGCTTGCATATGCCTGGCACACCTTAAGTGCGCGTTTTGCGTCGTCGTTCACTGGCTCATAGTTCTGCAGCGTGCAGTTTTCGAAGCGCGCCGGGATGTTCAGTCCGTCCAGCAGGCGCTCGATGTTTCTTTTGCGGGCTGCTTCGTTGATGCTAATTCTTTCCGCCTGCAAGCGGCCTAACTCCTCTTTGAGGCATTCAGGGCAGCAGCTTGGGCGCGGGGGAATTTTCACGACAGAGTTTAAGAAATGCCTGGTCCTGCATTCAAAGGGGCCATGCGTTTCGCAGTTCTCGGTGCTGATAGTTAGCTCGATATCTTCATGCTGAACTGGCGGCTGGCTCAGCTCAGCAATGCGTTTCTCAAGTTGATTGATTTTTTCATCCAGCGTCATGATTAGTCCCTCGCCCATGCAGGAATTTCAGTCTGGCCGTAGTCTTTGCCAGCAAAGTTCTCAGATACGCGAGACGGAGCGCGGGAAGGCTGCTTAGCGCCTTTCGGCTCAAAGAGTCCCTGCCAGCCATTCGCGATGCTCTGGTTAATAATTTCTTCAGGGGAGTAACCGTTCAGCCGGCAGCGGTCCAGCAGGTTGATAGCCTGGGTGACCGTCTGCTGAGACTTGATCGGCTTTTTCAGGTCGCGACGATATGCCACCCATGACGACCAGATTTCTGCAGAAAGCCAGTCAGGCAACTGAACAGCTGACGCATCGAACGAAACCGCCCGGGGGGATTTAGGGGGGTTATTAATATTGTCTTTATTGTCTTTTGTATGTTTGTCTTTTGTGTTTACCTGATTCGGGTAATAGGCGTTACCTGATTCGGGTAAACTTTTCTTACCTGATTCGGGTAATGTTACCTTTTTCAGGTAAGGTTTCTTTTCTGTACCTTTTACGGGTAAAGATGACCATTCGCTGACCGTTTTATTAATCCCGATAACACGACCGGTTTGAGTTAATATCCCCCGCTTAACCAGGACGCTTTTTGCAGCTGAGCACTTATGCGGGAGAATACCGGTCAGCTCCGAGAGCTGCTCGTTACTAACCCAGTCAGCCTTCTTGTTGAAGCCGTATGTTTTGCGCATGACAGCCATGAACACCAAAAGCTGATGCTGCGACAGACCCGCATGCATGACAGCTTCAAGGAGCTCATTGGCGATGCGCGTAAACCCATCGTCGAGATCTGCCACGCGCAGCTCCTGTAGTGCCACGACAGGCACAGGGAAATTGATTACTTCGGCAGTATTTGCCATAATTACTCCTGTGAATTTGTTCAGTTAATTCGCATCAGGCCTCAAAGTGTTGCGAGCACTTTGGGGCCATCTCTTTTCTAAGCAGGCTTGCTACTTCTTTCGCCAGTCGAGACATATCGTCATCGACCACTCCCCACTCCAAGACCGCCAGTAACATCGCTATTTTCGGAATCCAGGTTTCCTTCCATTTACTGATGCTCGACTTTGTAAGACCCATGGCATTGGCCACATTGGTCGTCCCCTTCATTGCGATTTGGTTATGCAGCCATGACTCAATATTCCTGGCCTGGTGTTTGTTTCGTGCTGTTGAATTCTCCATCTGCAATACTTCCTCTGGTGTTGTTTGGAATGGCTGAATTACTCAGTCAGAACCCGCTGACTGCTCAATTCAGCTTTGTTTAATCAGGATTTCTGTTATGTGGGAAAGGCTTGATCTCTTCAGCCTTAATTTTTCCATCAGGCAGGGTGTTAACGAAAATCTTCCGCCCTACCCGGATAGCTTTACTAATTGCGGTCTGGTGAACGCCGATGGCATCAGCAGCTCTTGCCTGTCCAACTTCGTCAACGTATTCAGCTAAAGAAATTTTCATGTGGTTAGCTCCTATCAACTCATGAGCAAACAATACCACAAGTATTAAACATTGCAATACCGCGAGTATTTTTAAAATAAGAGCATTGGTATTACTATTTGAAAATGGAAAAGAAAAAGACACTGACATCGGCTCAGATCGCTGACGCAGAAAGACTGAAAGCCCTCTATGAAGCCAAGAAAAAAGAGCTTGGGATAACACAGCAATCAATAGCTGACATGCTAGACATATCTCAGGGTGGCGTTGGGCATTACTTGAATGGCAGGAATGCCCTTAATGCTGCCGTGGCTGCTGTTTTTGCCAGAGCCCTCCAGGTGGAC